TTTCACAAATAAATGAATTTGTCAAAAACAATAAAGAACGTCTTGAATGGGATGAATATTTTATGTCTATTGCGCTTCTAGCATCTTGTAGGTCTCCTTGCGAACGTTTACATGTCGGTAGTGTCATTGTAAAAAATAATCGAATAATTTCTATGGGATATAATGGTTTTATTCCTGGAGCACCACATATAAGCAGAGTTCAAGATAATCACGAACAGTCTATTATTCATAGTGAAATAAATGCGATTACAGACTGTGCAAAGCGCGGAACAAGTCTTGACAGCGCTAAAATATATGTAACACATTATCCTTGCCCACATTGTTTTCGCAGTATTGCCGCATCAAATATCAAAGAGATTATTTATTTAAATGATTACAATAATAGCCCAATAGTAGAAGAATTAGCGGGTGATTCAGGTATAAAAATTACAAAAATTTATTAGTAGGACAACTATTACCATAACATTTATTTTGATAATAATAATAGTCAATACTAATATCTTCTCCGGATTCAGTTTTAAATGTAGGACCATCTTGATTACCAGCAACACACTTTTTTCCATTTAATAAAACACAACAAGTTGTCGAGTTACAATTTTTTTTGTTAATTTAGCACACGATTCTTTTAAAGAAGCGGAATTACTTTTACAAAAATCATCTACTGGACTCATATTAATTGATGTATTAGGTTTATTAGGTTCTGGTGGAGGCACTATTTGATTTGTCTCGTCAGTTGTATCAGTTTCAGTTGTTTTATTAGTTTCATTAGTAGTTTCATTAGTAGTTTCATTAGTAGTTTCATTTGTTTTTTTAGATTTTTTAGATTTTTTAGATTTTTTTTTATTTTTTAATGCTTCAATGTTTACAACTTGTACTACTTTTTTATTAGAATGCTCAGGATTCAAATTAATATTACTAACATCAATAAATATTATTAAGGCGAATATAACTATAACTACAATAAAAATATTTAAAATATAATTTCTTGAAAAATTCATTTTATATATATAAAACTAAATATTTTATATATATATTTATATGACAAAATCGCGTAGTAAATCTCGTTCATCTAAAAAATATGGTGTTTTAAAAGGTTTAAAAAAAACAACATCTAAAGCAGTGCCTATAGTAAAAAATGGTTTAAAATCAGTTGGAGCTACTGTTAAAACAGTTGCTATAAAATCTGCTCCAACAGTTAATAAAGGTTTAGAGGGAGTTTATGGAGCATTAGCAACAGGATTTGATATGGGAATTAAAGGAGTTAGTAAAGGAGTTAGTAAAATGACCAAAAAAAGTCGCTCAAGTCATCGTCGCAATAAAAGAGGGGGCACTTCTAGAAGATATTAAATATGTAAAATAAAAAATATAAACACAATTTTTATTTTATTTTAATTTTAATTTTTAAACATACAAACACAAAATTTTATTTAATTAAATTCTTTACAAATTATTTCTTTATAAAAACCGCTTTATTTTTTTATTTTTTTATTTTTTACCAAATTTTTAAATTTCTTGTAATACAAATCCCCTAGTAGTTTTAACTTTTATATGTTGAGCAGAGCTCTTATGAATTTCATTATGACAATCTTCACATATTGTAATTAAATTTGCTACACTATTTTTATGAAATACTTTACCATCTTTATTTATAATTCCATTTTTATTTGCTTCATTTTGATGTTGAAGATGATGAACCTCTTTTCCTATATTCTTATTACATTTTTCACAAAGATTCATAACCTTTTGTGAATTAAAATGAGATGATTTGAGAGAAAGCATGCTTCCATCCTCTGGATGGTATTTCATTCTAATATTAAACGCCGCATTTAAAAAATCCTCTGGTAATTTAAGTGATTTACAAACTTCTAAACCATACATATTATTACCAGGTCCATCTTTAAGCTTACGGTCATAAACAAGCAAATCTCTTTCTTTATCATAAATAACTGCCATATGTTTTAATACAACACTTTCTAAGCTAGTAATTTCTTCATAATTGACAATTTCGTGTAAATGTGTAGCAAAAATAAAACTACTTTTAGTTTGATATAGTTTTTGTATTCCAGCTACAAAAATACTAACGGCCGACGTGTTTTCAGTCCCAGAACATAATTCATCTCCAAGAACTAAACTATTTTTATCTGCGAGCCGCAATATGGTGCGAAGTTCAGACATTTCCACCGCAAATGTTGATAGTCCTTTAAAAATATTATCATTCCCAAGAATCCTAGTAAATATATAGTTATAAGGCATATAAACAAACTCAGAACAAGGAACAAATAGTCCTGATTGAGCCATTATGAGAGAAATACCAAGAGACCTAATAAAACTCGTCTTACCAACCGCATTAGTACCATATAATAATATGCCATCGACACCATTTACACCATCACAAGTTTTACCAATGGTTATATCGTTTGTCACATAAAGTTCATTTGTCTGTAAGTGTTCGATTAAACAATGTCTAAGATTTTTAGCACTAATAAATGATTTTTCTGCTTGAACAATTTGTGGTTTACAATAATTATATTTTTCAGCAATCAAAGCCTTTGAATAAACTATGTCAACAAGTGTTACAAAATTAATAATGCTTTCAATTTGTTCTTTAAAACCTCCAAATTGGTCTACAAACTTGTAAAAAACATTTGTAATAATTTCTTTTAAAGAAACCTTAATAACTGAAATATTTTTACATAATCGGTTTATTTGTTCATCAGTAATAAAATTATTAGCAACACTTTGCTTGTGAAATTCAACGTCTTTTTTACAAATTTTAAACTCAAAATTTTTAACTTGATTGGTGTAGGAAGAATTATACTGAAGATTAACAAATGTTTTTGATACAGGTAATGCTTCTTCTAATAATTTACATCGACGATTTGTACAAACTAAACTAAAATTATTTTTTTCAGTTTCATGAATTTTAACAAAATCATTTGTTTTAACTTTTCCCTTTTTTTCTTTATTTTCAATTAAATTACTAAAATAAACTCTAATAGATTCTAGTTTATCCTCGGATTCTTTAATAGTTTCAGTTTTAGAATCTAAATCAATATCAACTGTTTTTTTAATAAAATTGGTTTCAAATTGTTGTATTTGTTCAAGGTCTTTTGCTAGTTCAATATCAATATTAGCATCAATAAAATTTAATAATAAGTTACAAAAATCTTTAATATTATTTATATTTGATTCATAAGTAGTTAAATATTCAGTTAGTACACTGTCTTGAATAATTTTATCATAAATATCTCTTATAATTAAAATATTATTATACAAAATACAAAATGATTTTGGTGATATTTTTTTTAAAAAAATTTGTCGTTCCCATTTTGATATATCTTTAATTTCAGATAATTTTTGTTTAAGAAAAGTATGATACTTTGAATTATTAATTATCATATGTTCAGTAATGTTGTATTCTCTTTGTAAATATTCAACATTAGTAGTAGGATTTAAAAAATTATATAAAAATTTCCTTTTTCCCATTGGCGTTAAACATTCATTTAACATTTTAGAAACAGACGAATATTTTCCACTATAATTATTATCATCAATAACATTTAGCTGTTTGAGTGAATGATTCGCCAAAACAAGTCTATCCGTACAATTTTCAAAAACAGGCTCACTAATTTTATTAACTAAATGAGGATTATGTTGATAAACAAAATCTAATAAAAAACAAAATGATTGACACGCAATATTGTTTTCATTAAAATTTTGAAAAAACACATCAAAATCTTCAATTTTATAAAATTTATTTAAAATTTCTCTCTGATATGTTTGTTTTTCACAGTTTTTGGTTCGAATAGTAGATAAGTTATATTTTTTATCATCTGATACTGTGGTATTAATTTTGTGAATTAAAGAACATTTAATATCCACATAATTAATTATAGTATCTATTTCTTTGTCTAATAAATTTGAAATAAAAATAACTTCACTTGGATTATAAATAGAAATAAATCGTTCTAATTCATCAAACGTAGTTGGATTATTAACATAAGGTTCTTTAAATTGAAATATGCTAGTTTTGCCTGTATAAATATCAATATTGGATATTCCAACAACAACAAATTTTCCTTTAAATAAAAATTTGTTTTCAAATAAATCAACCCAAATACAAGTAATATTATTTGAAAGACTTGTTGAATCTTCTTGAAAAAATGTTCCTGGAGAGAAAATTCCGGCTAGAGAGCGTGTAGTGTTTTTACAGTTTTCATCTTGAGCATAAACAACCGCAGTAAAACCTGCTTCCTGAATTTTTTTAATATTTTTTTCTAGAATTATATCTTTAATTCCTGCCATAACTACATTATCTTTACCAACACAAACATTTTTTTCAACAACAGCTAAATCACATATTCTAGAAAATTCTAAAATTTGACTGTTAGTAATATTGTTTGTTTTTTTGTCTAAAATTCCGTATACTTCAAAAAAAGCGCCTACTTGCATAAGTAAAATTGTTTTTTCTCCATATTCATTACAATACTTTTGTGTTAATTCAAAATATTCTTTTATTAAAGCCATCTTTAAATTGATTATATTAAATTATATTATTATCTTTAATATAATTTGATATATTGTATTATTCTTTTTTAACATCAAGTGCTACAAATTCCGCATCTTTACCATCAATACACGTATTCATTAAAAAATTTTTAAAAATTTTATAAACATCTTTTGGTATAATACACAAAACATAATATAAGTATTTAACTATTACTAAAAAAAATGTCACAAAAAAAGGTATTGCTGTTTTTCTATTATGTTCATCTAAAACTAATTCCTTAAATTTTTCATCATAAATAGAAAATTCAACACTCAATGAATTTTCTGGGTCTTCATATTGTATTTTATGTCCATTTACAATTTTATATTCTGAATTTTTTTTATCAATTTTATAAATAAATTTAATTGTTATTTTTTTATCAATATTTAAATAATTTTGAATTTGACTAATTGTGCGCGATACATTATCAGTAAATATATCTACATCTATATCACTAATACCTGGAAAATAATCATAACGCTGAATACTCCCAAAAAAATATATTTTTGTATCTAAATAATTACTTAGTTTATCAAAAAATATAGTTTCATAAGGGGATAATTTATTTTTTGTTGTTTCCATATTAATTTAAACAAATATTATATTATAATTTATGTGTCATCTTTAATAAAATTATGTATCATAATATCTTTATTATTATTAGTTATTTCTCCAGCTAACATAGCAGACTCATAAATTTTTCTAATAACATCATTTGGAGCGTTACTGCCAATTTTTATTAAATTATGTTGCCTTAAATATGTTTTAACATCAGTTACAGGCTTATCTCTTAAATCTTTTTGAGCACTTATTATATTTTTTCTAGTATTTTTATCTTTTAATAAAACGCCAACAGTTCTTTTAATATTAGATTTGCCAAGAGTATATTTTTTATGTATTGTTTTTTTTAATAATTTTTTAGTTGTTTTTATTTTTTCATTTCCTCCACCTTGAGATAAATTATTTACAACAGGTGTTTTTTTTGTAAATTCTGAATTGGGTTTTTGTATTAAATTTTGTGTTAATAAAATTTCTTCTAAATTTGGTTGAGTTATTGTTTTTTGAATAGGTTGAAGTTGTGCTTGTGCTTGTGTTTGAGTTACTATTTGGATAGGTTGAAGTTGTGCTTGTGCTTGTGCTTGAGTAACTACGGTTGATTGTTGTTTTAATTTTTGTTTTAATTGACTTAAACGCTCTTCTCTTTCACTTTTTGGAGCATTTATTGTTAAATTATTACCATTTGGTTGATAATTTTTTTGTGTTTTATTCCATTGCTTGTATGTAGGTTTATTTCCACCTTTTAAAATACCATATGGAACATCATTTGATTTGCGACTAATTGAAACAGGTGTATTGCTAGGAGACACAATACTAGGCATTATTGTTTCATTATTTACTGTAATAAATGTTTCTTTTAATTCATCTGGTAATTCTAAATTCACTACAGGCATTGAAGAACTATAATTTTTTATTGTTTTTCTTTGAATTGCTTCCCTTTTAATATTATTTTCTGAGTCTATTTTTTTTTGTTTTGATAATGTTTGTAAATATTCTATTGATTCATTAAATTCATCTGTATACGTATTAACATTATTTGATACTGGTTCATTTTTTTTAGCCTCAGAAGACATTATTTTTTTACTCGTATCTAAACCAACTGTTTCTTTATTTTTATGGTCTTTAATCCTTTTTAAAAGTTTATTTTTTAAAATATTTGGTGATATTAACGGAACACTCATCGATTTATTTTTTTTACTTCTGTTTTTTTTTGATAATCCACCAACACTAAATAGTGATGGATTTATTTCTATAGTTTTACTTGACATTTATTATAATAATAAACGAAAAACTATTTCACTAAACAACACATTAAGCTAAATAACACTTTTAAAAAGAAATAAGGCTAAACATAAATATATTCAAGAGATTTCATCAAATTGCCTTGTTCTTTTCTATTTTTTACATCATTATTTTTCAAATACATTTCAAATCCTTTATTTAAATCAAGAAGTGTTAGTTTTTTCTTTTCATTTTCTGGTTTACAAAATACTCTTTTACTATGAGCAATTTTGGTTTTAGCCAAAAGCGTTTCCATATCTCTTCCAAAAAATTTAAAATAATCCATATTTTTTTTAAACCATTCAACTTTAATATTTGAGTCATCCGCAATTATCCATTCAATATCACTTACTTTTTTTAAGAAAATTTTAAATAATTCATCCGCTTTGTATTCATCTGTAGTAAAACGCCACGTAAATCTAGAATCTAACCCTTGATTATAATTAAAAAAACATTCTTTTAATTCAGTTTCGTATCCGGCGATTATAACCATTAAATTATTTTTATTATCACTTAGAGCTTCGCATAATGTATCTATACATTCTTTTGAGAAACTATCTTTTTTTTCATTATTACCTAACGCATATGCCTCATCAATAAAAAGAACTCCACCTAAACAATCTTTAATTACATCTCTAGTTTTTAAAGCAGTTTGGCCTAGATATCCAGACACTAAATCAGCTCTTGTAACCTTTCTGAATGTTCCTTTACTTAATATACCAATTTTGCTGTATATTTTACCCATTATTTTTGCTATTTCAGTTTTACCAGTTCCAGGAGGGCCATAAATAACGGTATGTAGGAAATCTCCTGAACTATCTTTACTTTTATAAAGCTCCTGCGCAAAATACAATATTTGGTCTGTAATATTATTTTTTAAATCTTTCATTCCTATCATATTATTTAATTCAATTAATGGCTCTTTTATACTATGAAGTGTTTGCATATTAATATTATATTTAATGTTTGGTTCAATATTATATTTATTAATTAATGATAATAAATCATCAATGCTATTTATCTCAACATCAATATTTACAATAGTTTTTTCTATTTCATATACTAGTTTTTTTTTGTCTAATTTTTCTTCTATCTTTTTTTCACTAATTCTTTTAATACTTGGACAATATTTTTTTACATTATTTTCATTACAATCTATATAAATATCTGGATTATTTATTTTAAGGTTTGCTAATAATAAATCGCTAGGCGATTGTCCTGTTATAGATTCTAAATTTCCATTTTCAAATTTTTGTTCTATTTTTTCAATAATTGAATTAATAGTTTCATTCTCTTGTTCTTTTAAATTACTTGCGTCAGATTTATTATCTATAGTAGTTAAAAACTTATTGTATTTATTTATTATAGTTGGAGTATTACTATTAAAATATATAATATTTTTTTTATTTTTATTGTTTAGCATTATATTTAATACTTTGTATTATACAATAGTATTTATATCTTTTGAATAAATAAATTATATATATATATATAGTATAATGGAACCTTCTAATCAGGATATGCCAAAAATAATTAAATTTCTTCAAGATGATGGTTATGAGTTTCAAAAAATTGATTATAATCCACGATTTGGAGCTAGCGCAAGAGCAATATTTGAAAAAATGACACATATTGATGAAATTAATGGAAACGATGTAAATGATGCAACCATTACTGTAACTGTAGATTTTGATAGAAGATTTGATTATAAAAATGGAGTTGAGGATGAAGAAGAAGGTATTATTTATGATTTTGATGCAGGTAAAGCAAGAAATTTCATTGAGAAATTAATGAATGGAACTTATGGTGGAGGAAAAAGAAAAGGTAGTAGAAAAAGTAAAAGAAAAACACGAAAAAACAGAAGGAGGTAAATATTATTTACATCTTTTAAATACATATAAATTTATTATTTATATATAATATGTATCGTGAAATAATTGATGAAAGAATATTAGAACAACTGAAAAATGATAAACAATTAAGTAATGCTGATTTGAGAAATGCTGACATAACAGCTGTAACTTTTAATTTAGAAAATGTTCATTTTCAAGGTGCTAATTTAGAACGCGCAAATTTAAGTGATACTAATTTATATAATGCTGTTTTACACGGCGCTAATTTTACTGGAGCAAATTTAGAAGACGCAAATTTAGAAGAGGCTAAAATAAATAGCGCTAATTTTACTGGAGCAAATTTAAAAAATACTAAATTTGAAAATATTAAAGATTTTAGAGGTACTCATTTTAATGGTGCACGTTGTAATGATATTTCTTTTAAGAGCTCTAAATTAAGGGGTGGCAATTTTACAGATGCTCATTTTGAAAATTCGGAATTTGATGAGATTAATTTTAATAGAGCAACTTTAAATGGGGCACATTTTGTTGGTTGTTCTTTTTTCAATTGTGAGTTTAATGAAGCTGAATTGCAAGGGGCTAATTTTTACCAATCTTATTTTGAAGGTTGTGAATTTATAAGCGCTCTTTTAAAGAATGCTAATTTTACTAATGTTGACTTTCAAAATGTTGTTTTTGATGATGCATTTTTTGAAGGTGCTAATTTTCAAGATGCTTCTAAAGACGAAAATACACAATTTGATATAGACAGATTATCTAGAGCACAAAAACAGCAGTTAGGTATTTCTACTAAAATATCACTTATAAGTGAATTAAACAAACCAAATCCAGATATACCATCACTTATCGAACTAATTAGAAGTGATGATTGGAATCCAGAAGAAGTAGACAAAGATGGTAAAAACGCTTTAATTATTGCTTGTTTGAAAGGAATAGAGGATGTTGCTTTAGAATTAATTAAAACTGGTAAATTTAATATGTATTTAGTTACTAATAATGGAGACAATGTATTCAAAGCCGCAATTGAAAATAATTTAACAAATGTTCTAGCAGCTTTTCCAAAAAATATAATAGATATTAATCAAACTGGGTTTGATACTATTAATCAAGAAGATATAGTTATAAGTGATTATTTAAAAAAAAATCCTTATAATCTTGTAGTTATGATAAATAATAGTTATTATTTTACATCTAAAGACGCAATAAAAAAACAAATTATGGATACTATTAATATAAAATATGGTTGTAAGGAGGCTGGAGAACAGTCACAACATGTTATTGATGAAAATATAATTTATGATATCCCATATTTCTCATTATCTTCATTATTTGGTTTGCAAATTTTAATTCAAGTAGAAGATGCTAAAAAAATGATGGATATATTGTCAGGAAATATGTTTATACTTAGAAAAAGCATAACATTACCAGCAATCATTTCACAACATTTTATAGATGGTGGAGAAGGAGTAAGTGCGGATCATTGTCAATCCGGAAAGGCAACAGATACATATATGGTATTTTCAGCATCTCCCGATTGTGGAACATCTGAAAAAGTAATAGAAGAAGTAAAAGAAGCAGTAGAAGAAACTAAAGATGAACTTACCGGAATGTCTAATAAAATTACAATATCATACAAAGAAGGAAAATATCCAATATCTGTTAATGATGGTACAACTGTGGAAGAATTGAAAGAATTATTTTTAGATGATTTAAAATCTAAGGGTATCGTTGAACCCGACAAAAATTTTAATATAAGATTTATTTTTAAAGGTAAAATTCTGAAAGATGATTTACCTAGCGAAATAAAGGAAAAACCTGCTGATTTTACAATTCAAGCAATGGTGAATCTAATATCTGGTGGAAAAAAAACAATTAAAAAAAGGAAAAATATGAAGAAAAAAACAATGAAATCGAGAAAAAATAAAAAAACAATGAAATCGAGAAAAAAGAAAAAAGAAAAAACCTTGAAAAAGAAAACAATAAAAATTCAATAATATATTATATTAAAAATACATTATATTATTAAACAATATAAAAATAAAATTGAAATATTAAATAACTGTCTATATGTTATCAAATTTAGTAAAACCAATCTCAAAGATGAATTCAAACAATAATAGTGATAATAAAGAAGTATTTGATATTAATGATGACCAATATATCGAAACTCCGTGGAGTATTATTGAGGCTTATTTTAAAGGTCAACACCTTGAAAGACTCGTAAGACACCAACTAGAATCGTATAATAATTTTGTAGGAAATCAAATTACTAAAACGATTGAAATGTTTAATCCTGTTCATATTGCGTCTGAACAGGATTTTAATCCTGTTTTTAAAAAACATTCACTAGAAATTTTTATAACATTTGAAAATTTTAGTATATATAGACCACAAATACACGAAAATAATGGGGCTATTAAACTAATGTTTCCTCAAGAAGCGCGCCTTAGAAATTTTACATATGCTTCTGCTATGACTGTTGATATAAATATTAAATATATTGTTAGAAATGGAAAAGAATTAGAAAATGTTCAGACATTTCATAAAACATTGAATAAAATTCACATTGGTAAGATGCCAATTATGTTAAAATCAAGCATTTGTGTGTTAAATCAATATAAACATGTTGAACATACACACACAGGTGAATGTAAATTTGATGCGGGTGGATATTTTATTATTAATGGTTCAGAAAAAACAGTTCTAGGTCAAGAACGCGCAGCAGAAAATAATGTATACTGCTTTAACGTTTCTAAAAATAATACAAAATATACGTGGGTTGCTGAAATTAAATCAGTTCCCGATTTCAAGTGTATTTCACCTAAACAAATTAATATGATGATTAGCTCTAAAAATAATGGTTTTGGCAATCCTATTTGTCTTCAATTACCACGTGTTAAACAACCTATTCCATTGTTTATAGTTTTCAGGGCATTAGGTGTTATTTCTGATAAAGAAATTTGTGATAAAATTCTATTAAATATTTATGATTCAGAAGAAACCAATAAAAACATGTTGTCTGCTTTACAAGCTTCTATTATTGAATCTAATAAGCATTTAACTCAAGAAGAATGTATTAGATATATTACTAGCTTTGCGATGTTTACTCCTATTAATATGGATAAAGAAACAGGCATCAAAAAGAAACAAGAATTTACAATGGATATATTAAATAACGATTTATTTCCTCATTGCCAAAACCAAATACAAAAGATTTATTTCTTGGGTTATATGACAAATCGAATATTACAAGCATCATTTGAAATGGTTCCTCAAGACGACAGAGATTCTTATAGTAATAAACGTGTTGATTTGACAGGCAGTCTTTTGAATAATTTATTTAGAAACTATTTTAATAAGCTTGTTAAAGATATGGAAAAACAAGTTATAAGAGAAATTAATACTGGTTCTTGGAAATCTACAGATGATTTTGACAGTATTATTAACTTAACAAATATTTATAAAATTATAAAATCTACTACAATTGAAAATGGTATAAAAAGAGCACTAGCTACAGGAGATTTTGGAATTAAACATTCTAACAGTAACAAAGTTGGTGTTGCTCAAGTGCTGAACAGATTAACTTATGTTTCAAGCTTAAGTCATGCTAGAAGAATTTCAACACCAACTGATAAAAGTGGTAAACTAATCCCACCTCGTAAGTTACATAACACATCTTGGGGATATTTATGCCCTGCTGAAACTCCTGAAGGTCAATCAGTTGGTATTGTAAAAAATTTAGCTTATATGACTCATATTACTATTTATTCAGATTCATTGCCTTTATACGAATATGTAATGCCTAATGTTATACCAATTGATAGTGTTACATCTGTGGATATGTATAAAAAAGTAAAGGTCTTTATTAATGGTGCTTGGGTTGGTATTTCACACAATCCTCAAGAGTTATATTTAATGTTAAAAGATAAAAAATACAAAGGCATAATTAATATATATACCTCTATCATTTTCGATTATAAAATGAAAGAAATTAGAGTTTGTAATGATAGTGGTCGGTTAACAAGACCACTTCTTAGAGTAAAAAATAATAATATTCTTGTTACAAAATCAATTGTATCAAAAATTAATAATTCTGAATTAACTTGGGATAATTTATTAACTAGCAGTAAAATTGAAGAATCTATTATCGAATATGTTGACCCAGACGAGCAAAATTGGTCTATGATTGCGACTAATCCAAAAGCTTTGTTTAACCAAACTGGTGAAATGTATAATTATACTCATTGTGAAATACATCCAAGCACAATGTTTGGCGTCTTAGCGTCGTGTATTCCTTTTCCAGAACATAATCAATCCCCTAGAAACACCTATCAATGTTTAGATATTAATGAAACTGTTTTATTAAGTAATGGAAATAAAATTCCAATTAAAGATGTTAAAATTGGTGATGAAGTAACTTGTTTTAATCCTGAAACAATGGAAACTAGTTATACTAAAGTTGTTCATCATTATATTAGAGAAACTGATAAACAAATTTATAAAATTACAACACTAAGTGGAAGAGAAATTATTGCTACAGAGGATCATAAATTTATGACAACAGAAGGATGGTGTCAAGTAAAAAATATAATTGAAAATGAAACAAAAATTGGAATATTATCACATCAAAATAATTTAGAGAATACAAATATTGAAAAAATGGTAATATTATCAGAAGAACAATTTAGAGAATTCTTTATAAAAAATAATTTTCATATAAAATTAATAGAAAAGTATGTTAAGGAATTAAAAAATATAAATTTGTTACCATTATTAAATACTGATTATAAATTACCAGTATTATCAAGAATATTTGGATTTATTCTTGCTGATGGTTCAATTAATATTTATGAAAGAAATAATTTACATTTTACTGCGTGTAGTTTAGATTTTGGAACTGAAGATGATGTAAAAACATTTGAAAATGATATACAAATATGTGGATTTAATAAATGTAAATACAATAAATCTACAAGAGTTTTCAATGATACAACACATACAACTTATTCAGTAACACATAATGGAATTTTACCAGCTATTTTATTAGCACTTGAAATTAGTCGCAGTAAAAAAACTGAAACATTTAGAAATCAAATACCTTCATGGATTATGAACGGCAGTAAATTAATTAAGCGTGAGTTTTTAAGTGGATTTCAAGGAGGAGACGGTTGTAAAATTAGATGGAATAAAATTGATAAGGGCTATAATTTTGTTTGTGCTGAAACATCACAACAAATAAATCCAAAATATGTAAATTCATTAATAAATTTTATGGAACAATGTGTTATTTTACTAAAAGAATTTGAAATTGAAGTATCTAATATTAAACACTGTAAAGTAGAAGAAAATAGAATAAAAGTATCTTTTAAAATATCAGATAAACATGATAATTTAATTCAATATTTTGATAGTATTGGTTATAGATATAGTTCAACAAAAAATAATCAATCGTTTATTGTTATTGAATATTTAAAATATAAACAAGATATGTTTAAAAAACATAAAGAATTAATTGAAACAATTAGAGAATTATATAATCAAAATAAAAGCAATACATCAATATCAAATACATTAAATATTAATGTAAGTTATGTTTCTGATGTTATTAGAAGTTATAAAAATGATAGAAAAATTTCTATGAGAAATTTAGGAAATGATACAATTGAAACTTGGATTAAAGAAGTAACATTAGTAAATAACGCATTATTTATTCCAATTAAGAAAATTGAATTAGTAGATAATTGTTTAGTTTCTGATATTACGGTTGAATCTGAAAATCATAGTTTTATTGCTGGAAATAATTTCTTGTCAAGTAACTGCGCGCAAGGAAAGCAAGCAATGGGAGTTTATGTTACAAACTATGAAAACCGTATGGATAAAACCGCATATGTTTTGAATTATCCTGCTAGACCTCTTGTAGACACTAGAATTATGAATATGATTCAATTAAATAAGATTCCGTCAGGTTGTAATGTTGTTGTAGCTATTATGACTCACACCGGATATAATCAAGAAGATTCACTATTATTTAATAAAGGTTCAATCGACAGAGGATTATTTATGACAACCATTTATCATACTGAAAAAGATGAGGATAAACAAAAAATAAATGGTGATGAAGAAATCAGATGTAAGCCAGACCCTGCTAAAACTAAAGGAATGAAAATGGGAAATTATAATAAAGTCAATAGTAAGGGTATTGTTCCAGAAAATACTCTTGTTGAAAATCGAGATATTATCATTTCTAAAATAACACCTATTAAAGAAAATAGAAATGACCATACTAAAGTTATTAAATTTGAGGACCAAAGTAAAATATATAAAACAACGGAAGAAACATATGTTGATAAAAATTATATTGATAGAAATGGGGAAGGTTACAATTTTGCCAAAGTAAGACTTAGAACTGTTAGAAAACCGGTGATTGGTGATAAGTTCTCTAGTCGTCATGGACAAAAAGGCACTATTGGTAATATTATTCCAGAATGTGATATGCCTTTTACAGCATCAGGAGTTAAGCCAGATATAATTATTAATCCACATGCTATTCCATCTCGTATGACAATTGGACAATTAAAAGAAACTGTTCTAGGAAAAGTGTTAGTTGAATTAGGATTATTTGGTGATGGAACATCATTTGGACAATTTGATGTAAAAGATATTTGTTCAGAACTGCTTAATTTGGGTTATGAAGCACATGGAAATGAATTAATGTGTAATGGATTAACAGGAGAACAGATGGAATGTAGTATATTTATGGGACCAGTATTTTATCAGCGTCTAAAACATATGGTTAATGATAAGTCACATAGTAGGTCGATTGGTCCAATGGTAAATTTAACAAGACAGCCAGCTGAAGGCAGGTCACGCGATGGTGGATTAAGATTTGGTGAGATGGAACGTGATTGTATGGTCTCACACGGAGCTGCTAGGTTCACTAGAGGAAGAATATATGATGCTTCTGATAAATATTCCGTATTTACTTGTAAAAAATGTGGATTAATAGCGGCATATAATGATGAAATTCATATCCATCATTGTAAAACATGTGATAATAGAGTTGATTTCGCATATGTAGAAATTCCTTATTCGTGTAAATTATTGTTTCAAGAATTAAATACAATGAATATTGCTCCAAGAATTATGACAGAGCATTAAATTCTATTTTTAGAAAAAATGAAGTTAAACTATAAAACTATTATTATTTAGAAAACAATTAAAAAATATTTTTTATTTTGTACACTATAGCAGTAGTCAAGCCAAACAAAACTGTTCCCCATAATGTATCTATTATAACAGTTAATACTGACCAATTTTTAAAAAGTGCTAAATTTGTTAACTCATATACCGCATAAGTAAAAAACCCTAATAATGCGGCTTCTTGGACACTTTTATTTTTTCTTATTATAAAATAATTTAATCCATATATTAAAACTACGTATGTTAATCCTGTAGCAACAATATTTATTTGAATATCTGAACCTTGAATTGATTTAACTTGTTTATTAAAATATCCTTTAATAAGATTTAGATATGTTCCATCTAAAATAACAAAAACAATAGCTGATATCAAATATTGTAGCATATATATATATACACTTTTAGAAAAAGTATAGCAAAATATAATAATTTACAAGAAATTTATTATATTTTATATTTGTATTATATAATATGTCTGTAGGATTCACAAACCCAATGAATGGAAGTGGAGGAATGGCTTCAATATTTGTTGTAGATAAAAATAGTTCTGGTGGTGCTATCAAAGGTTATATGCCTCAAACCATTATTAAAACGGACAAAGATTACAAAGAATTTGAACAAATTCGTTTTACTCTAAAGGAAGCATGGAATACTACTTATCCTAGTCAACTTAAACGCGCAAATAAAAAAGCTATTATTACACCTTTTCGCGCTGTTACTAATTCTGGTGACCTTTTAAGTCGTGAGTATTATTCATGTGGTGGTCCTTGTCAATCATTTCAAAGTAGGCCAGGAATGTTTGGATTAAAGCAACGTTTTGGAGCAAATCAAAACACGTGTGTTCCAGGTGTTGTATATAGCACATATCAGTTAGATACGTCAATTCCAGCATCAGCGTGTAATGTAAAATGGGTTTATGATAGTTCTGATTATGTAACTTATTTAAAACAAAAAGCAATTAACAAAAATTATAATGCTTTATCATACGGTGGAAATGATTCCAATGGCGCTCAGTCTGTATTTAGAGCTATTAGACGATATTAATTTTACTTTTTTAAAAAAATAATTTAATCATTAAAAAATAATTTAATTATTAAAATATAATTTAATTATATGTTTAGTAGTGCGTCTAGAAGTTTAGGTAAAATGACTAATAATGTTGTAGGAAGCACTGGTTTGGATATATTTTATAAAGCTCCTCTACCTAGTACTGGAATGTCTGGAGCATTTAAGACTTCGCAAGCAAAAGATTTACAAGAGGCAACACAAAAAGTAATAGCTCAACAAAATTCTGGAAAAATACCTAAAGGAACAATTTTAATTTCAGAAACTATAAATCCTTCAACTAGTAAAAAAGAATGGTTAGCTACAATTACAACTAATAAGTTTGGAGGCAAAAGTAGACGACACAAAAAAACCAGAAGACATAAAAAAACTAGAAGATATTAAATATTCTTTTATTTATATGGATACAAATCAAAAAATACAAATTCGTTTAAAACAAATAAGCCAATTTAATAACGCAAATCTAAATAATTTACCTCAAATATTTCAATGTAGTAAATGTAGAAAATATAATACTGTTATTTTAAAACAAACACTGACACAAAAATGTTATTTTTGTAGTAATCCAAACTACATTAAGAATAGATAATAAAATATTTGTGTATATATTATTATTTAATGTATAATGATTGTATAAATTACTCTAATAATGTATAACCTAATTTTGATAACACCATATTTTTTATATAATTGTCATCATTATTCCAGTTTAAATAATCATCACCTTCTAATTTAATTACTTTATTATCTATAATATTATTATTATTATTTAATAATGAAACAACTATAGTAACACTTTTAAATAACTCTAGTGACATTATATTAATTTTAATACTAGTAATTTCTTCTGTTTTTATTAATGTTGTGGGTTGAACTAATATTTCATACTCATCCATATTTATAATATAATGTAATATATTATTTTTTAATGTTAATTTAATATAAAAAAAATTGAATTATAATAATGTTATATTACTTATATTATAAATCGAAATAATTAAGATGTCTGACATAAGAAATTTCATATCAAAAAATAAAAAATCTAAATTGATTATTGAAGATAATCCATTAAATGATTTATTAGAACCTTATAAAAAATGTGAATTTATTCCAAATAATATTATAAATGATTTATTATCAATAATTATGCCATCAGCAGAAATATTACATTCTTATTCTGAACTGCATATGATAATAAAAATCAGAGTTTGTGATTTATTGAATGCTCCTATTACAAATTGGAAATATAATCGTCCTCCAGATAAAATTAGATGTGCTGATATATCAAAATATATATATCTTTCAAAAAAACCATTAGATACTATGTTGTATTTAAGCTTCAATAATATTAATCAAACATTTGATATTGTTGATGGTATTCATAGATACACTTCTTTAAAAATTTTAAAAGAAAACAATAGCAAAAGTCTAGATTTTATAACTCCGTCTGACTATGGAAATAACAATGATGCTGAATGGTTATATCAATCACATATTATATTAAACATTCGATTTAATGCTATAGAAGGTGAGCTAATAGAATTATTTAAAAATTTAAATAAAA